AAAGCCACCGCAAGGTGGCTTTGTTGTAGGGGCAAAACTAATAAGTAGGAAAGAACGCATATGAGATACATTAACGATGAAGAAAAGGATATATACTCCTATAGTAAGAAGGAAAAAGACCTCATCAACGAAGAGCTAATAGAACTTGGCAATAGAATTACAGAGGTAAATGGAAGGGTAGATACTACTAATCAGGTGGTAGAGGGCATAATTACATCTGATACTTGCAATAAGCCTAATGCCAACCATATCAATACTACTACCAACAAACTCAAAGCAGATGAGAGTGATTTGGGTGATATTACTTCTGACAATATCATCAATGACCATTCCTTGAAGACAGGCTCCATAGATGCCCAGTTGGGTAATATTGACAGCTTGGAAGCCGGAAGCGGTACATTCACCTCAGTAGCATCTACTACTCTGGAAGCCCAGGAAGCAGAATTTTCAGAAACTACTACTGGAAGCTTGCAAGCAACTAATGCCGAGATAGACAATCTTACTGTAAATGGCACTTTGGACATTAATACTGCTACTATTGATAATTACAACATAGACGCAATGGAAGCAAATACTGCCGAGATAGGAAACATAGAAGCTGATAATGCATCTATTGGCAATGCTTCAATCACTTATGGTGATATAGATTTGCTGGAAGCAGACAAGGCTACCTTAGACCTCTTACAGACACACAATATTACTTTCCACAATGACCCTAGGAATCCATTCTATGTTCATATAGAACCACAAGACCAGCCTTCTGAAACAGATTTCAGAATCATAGAAGTGCCTTATGTAGATACTGGGGATTATTACTTGTCTTTGAGAGACCCAGTGACAGACCAAGCTTGGTGGAGTGTAATTGTCCATAACAACCATTCCAACATCACAGTATCTTATTCCAGAAGAACCAAGGACTTACATGGAGAACCATTAGTAATCCCAACTCTTGATGAAATGTACATCTACAATTATGATAGTGAAGCTCCAAAGGTATATTTGAAGACATATGTTGGTGGTAATTTATACTGGCAGAATCAATCATTGATGGAAAAAACAACCCCACCAATATACAACTGGTATCCATTCGATATTTCAGCAAATGGTGCTATCAGATACCAGTGTTTACATACAGCTGCTACTTGGTTCAGCCACAATATCAATATTGGTACCAGAGGAGACAGTGAAGGAGATGCTTCATTATTCTTCACTCCCACAGACTGGAACAATGCTTCCAGAAGTCAGATTGAATTTAATGGCGAAAGAGATATAATCTACAATTTCTATGTACCAAACCAGTCCGTTAACACAACAGATGAAGTTATTTTCAAAGACTTGATTATCGATCCGCTTGACGGTAAGTGGGTATATAATATTGAGAATGCCCTTCAAGGTATTGATCCAGTTACTATCGGTAGCAACGGTCAATTGGATGCTTATGAGAACCTCATAGAGACTAAGGAACTCTGCAAATGGAATGGTAAAGTAGGTACTCAGGGTGATGATATTACCACAGAGAATGGTTGTATATATAGAGACCAAGGCTATGAAGAAATCAACCAATACCTATACAGAAAGGTAGCACTTGATTCATACGACAAGGTAACATACAATGGAACCCCAGTTACTACTACTTCCAAATTAGTCCTTAGAAGAAAGATGAATACTGCAAGAGGTTTGGAAGACGATTTGGTAGTTTCAGCTCCTGCCGTAGTTGCTCCTTACGAGGATGCAGATGGAATAATATGGACTTCCTATACATATTCATTCTATGGGGAATATCCAGAAGGACAGATGTACACTGTATGGCTTGAAAGAACAGTAGAAGGAAATACAGTAACCAAAATGCTTGAATCAACTGTAAATAGTGATGAATACATCATCAACTGTATAGGCTTCAAGCAGCAATTTACATACGGTACTATCGACCTTAACAAATATACATACAACAGCTACCACAATACATTGCAATACTTAGGCGATGTACAGGAAGGAAAGTGGGATGCTGGTGATATACATATTACCAAGAAGAACACTCCAACTGGAAATTATGATGGTGATTTAGAAGTAGACGGAGATACTACATTGCACGGAGATATTACGTTATCCCCAGTATCCCCAGAAGACACTACTACACTTACTTACAACAAGCTTGAATTGGTTGGCCACAAGAAAGACAGCCAAGATGAGGACATTCCAGGTAGCAACTTGCTAATCCGGGATGATGTTGACATTGGAGAAAGTCCAGACGACATCCACAATTTGAATGTAAGTGGTAAGATAACATTCGGTTCTTTAGCAATCAACAATTCCAATGAAGGTGACAACATGCGTATTAGAAACGCAGGTACAGCCCAAGACCCAGACATGGTAATGATTGCAGAAGGATGCGCAGAATTAGATACTAACAACAACCTCAAACCAGAAGATAAGCTTATTACCGCAGAAACAATAGGTGATTGGAATGGTGCAGTAAATGACAATAATACAATCTCCTATCCATTGACAGAGTTAGGCAACGGTACTCAAGTACACGGTGACCATTTTGTAGAGAAAGACCAGATAGTTTCTGGCAATGCTACTGTAAGAGGAAACCTCATAGTAGATGGTTCCTTGATAGCAGCTGATGAACAGGAAATTCAGACTTCCTCAGATTACGCTGTACTTAGAAAGAACAAGCAGAATGGTTTAGGTCCTACAGAAAAGAGCGGGGTTGTAATAAACAATTACGATGGTAACGGAAAAAATGCTTCCTTAGCAGTTGATAAAGATGGAATTTTCAGAATAGCAGACAATGCTGTTGAAACATCTCATCAGTTCACAACAATAAGCAATTACGGTGGTACTTGGATTACAGGAATAAATCCTGCTTCTACTGCTTCTACTTATCCAACAGGAGCAATTATCTCGCAGGATGCAGATGCATTGAGTGATTGCGCAGATTACAGTGGTTCAATCTACCATTATGATGGAACAAACTGGTTCTTGCTTTCAATCGTAGCAACAAAGCTAACTTATGATAAGACAAGTCCAATAACAGATGCAACTACAATTACAGCATTGAACGCTGCTACCAAGAAGGAACTTGTATATTACAGAAGCGTTACAGATATGACTATCTCGGACGCTTCCAATCAGCCAATACTTACAAGAGACGAAGCATCAGGCTTCTGGGACAAAGCTCCGATAATTTGGGATGCTACCAACAACAAAGGTGTAGCAGCAACTTCTACTGGCCCAACAAAGTCAAAGCAAGCATTGATATCCAGAATAGACCCTTCAACAAGTGCACTTACTTACGAATGGGGAAATGCTTCCGGAAGTGGTGCTGCATTTGTAATGACTACCGCAGAGTACAATACAAGAGCTGCCATTACAGACCCAGATGATGAAGATTATATCCCAAATGATGCTTTGGTAATAATTACTGATGCTGATGAAGAATACTTATGCGGAGAGGTTGAGGTATAATGAGTGTATTATATAAGGATGGAAGTGGAAATGTAGAAGTTGTAGCAGGAGAGCATTATGAACCTACTCCTGCTAAAATAGACTACAATAACCCAATAATAGAGCTAGATCCAGCAGTCAATCGTATCTTTTTGAATTCTGGTGAAAGGAAATTAGTATACCAGTGTCCAGTTGGTAAGAGAGTAAGAGTATACGTGATGAAAGCACAAAGCACTTGGCCAAGTGCTACTGATAATGCAATATCTTCTGTAAACTTTTATGATAGTCTTACATCTACTACTTCCATTGGACAAATGCATACAGCTTGTCCTTACCCAGGTAGTCAGAACAGCATATTCTTTGATTTGGTAAGTAGCCAAGCCTTGTATGTAGCAGAGCCAGGATACTCTTCTTCCTCAATATTTCCTATTTATTTATACTACTCAGTACAGGAGATGAAGTAATGTCGATTAAATACAATAGAGATGATACAGTAGCAGAAAGAATAAGTGAAGTTGATCATAATGATCGGATTGCTACGTTGCGATATGATTGGAAAACATATGAAAACACTACAATGAATTCCGGTTCCACTTACAAATATACTCCAAGCAGGCATTGCAGAGTGTATGCTACAATGAATTGTAGGTCAAGTGGAATAGATTCAAGGCATTGCAGAGTAACAATAGCAGGAAAGCTAATTGGGATATTTGGTACTTCTACTGGTACTAATACAAATTATCCAGAACAGATGCAGGTAAATGGCCCAATCTTAGACTTATGGCCAGGAGATGAAGTTACATTCCAAACAGTATCTGGAAGTACTTCATTTACACTAATACTCAACATAATACCATTCTGGGAGTAGGAGGTATAGAGATGTCAGTTTTATTCAAGAGAGGAAACCAGTATAAGAATATATGTGGTTCTTACAAAGTAGATACAGCCAAATACAGGCTTGATTATGCAAATACACAAAACGTAGCAGAGAACGTAACAGTACCAGCTTCTTCTGCTACTGGATATATATTCAGGGCATTTACACATTGCAGATTGTTCATCTACTTTACTACTCCCAACAGTTCAAACATTATTCAGAGATCCTGTAATTTCGTAGTGAATGGCAAGGTAGTAACAAGGCAATCTACTTCAAACAAGTACCCCGGATATTTCGGATTTACTACATTGGATTTGTGGAAAGGAGACGTATTAGAGATAAAGAATACCTCAGAAGACCCAAATACAATGTCTGTAAATATTATGAAGACAGACTTTTTAGCATGAGAGGAGATATATTATGATTACACAATACAAAGCAGCAGACCCGTTAGACCCAACCAGCCAAGCAGAATACAAACTATTGGCAGGAGGAGCAACCAGAACTTGGGTAGGCACAGAAGATGCTTATAACGCAGAGAAGAACAACATTCCAAACAATACAATGATTTGTATTACGGATGATGATGGAGAGTATAAGTTTATTTCACCAGACTGGGTAAATTCAACTGTACTTGGAAGCTATTCTGGTGGTTGGAATGGTGGAAGTTGGACTATACAGAAAGATGGATTCCTTATTATTTCTGGTGTTTGTCCTCGTGGTTCGGGTAGTGATACTACTTTTGTCAAAGTAAACAACTACAACGTTATTGAAGCTACTGCTGGTTATTTCCAGTCTACTTGCGTTCCAGTAAAGAAAAACGATTCAGTAGTTGTTGGTGGTTCTTCTGCCTTATCTAATGTAAACGGTTCGATTAGATTTTGCCCAGCAAAAATAACGGCCTTAGAGGTATAACATGTGGGAGTTTTTGAGTAATTTAGCACACAATCCTATTACATTTGTAGTAGTAGGATTTGTATTGGTATATGTATTCAGATATATAAAGAAGGGAGTAATCTCGTACAACGGACACGGACTAAATATTTCCTCCCAAGATGCAGAGAGGCAAATATTGCTTAGGCAATGGAAACACGCAAGATTAGCATTGGAAGCTTCTGTAAGGAAATTACCAGAGATTGTTCAGAAGCAACTCAAAAAAGAGACTACCGATTTGGTAATTGAGAGAGTGAATAACGCTTTCCAAGAGATCATCCTTTTGAATCACATTGATCCAAAAGACGAGACTTATGTATCGTTGAAGCAGGATGAATTATTGAATATAGTAATCAACAATACTACGAACGATTACTTTACTTCCAGTGAGTTCAGAGACTTATTCAACGACTTTATCAAGGATGAATTGACAAGTCTATGGTTGATTAGAAAGACCTTCAAGAACAATAACTAATAATTAGGAGAAACGAATATGGCAGCAAAGGCATTTTATGTAAGCAGAACAGAAACCGAAGGGCAACCTTCGGGAGCAGCGACTTTAAATAGAGCGGATGCACCGCAACTTTTGAAGATAGTACCAGTGGATAGTTCTACTGGCAATCCAGATCCAGCTACCCCGGTTGACAAGATGATTTATGCAACCGATGAGGATGATCAGGAAATACTATTTACCTCAGATACAGTACAGTCTGGTGACCTTAATCCAGTAACTTCGGATGCGGTATACAATGCAGTAGAAGAAGCTAAAGAAGAAGCAGAAAGAACAGTAAATAGTTATAGCGAAGTAGAAACTTGGACAGGTGGATATTGGATAGATGGAAAACCTATATATAGAAAGTGTGGTGTTTATAATAATGGAGGTTCTATAGGAACTGGTGAAATAGTAATAGATTCAACTTTGACAATGTCCTATGTAGATAGTATTGTGGCAACTGGTGGTAGTGCTAAACCTACAGATGAAACTATACTCCTTTCAATCGGTGGGTATTCTGGTGACCTATACCGTCTAAACTTAGCAGTTTCAAATGCAGGTTTAGTTAAACTATCTAGTGATGTAACATACATAAACTTTAAATGGTGGATTGAATATACAAAGACAACAGACTAGGAGGTAAAAAAAGGGTGATATGATTGGTCTTAATAGTTTTGGATTACAAGGTTGTATTGTAGAATATGTAAAGTAAGGAGAAAGAAATATGCAATATACAGCAAGTGAACTTATAGAAAGAGCAAAGAATTTGGCAGACTGCGGAAATACTGACTTCCTTACAGAAAAGGAAGCTACCCAGTATATCAATGATGCCTACAATTATGTTTATCAGAAGCTCATAGACAGGGGAGACAGCTTCATAGTGAAGAAGATGGAAGTAAGTACCGGGGTATATCCACTTCCACCTGACTTCTACCAGCTACGCTCAATCAAAGACCCTTATTCTGGGTTTGTACTTACAAGGAAATCTGGCAATGCTTCCTTCAATGAGACAGGATATGAGATAGTGAATAACAAGCTTATTATAGGGGGTACTTCCTTGCATAATCTGGAAGCAACCTACTATCCAAATCCAACATACGTAACACTCAATTCCCCAGAGAAGGAAATAGGGAAACTGCCAACCCCAGCAGGAAGGTATGGAATATACGGTAGCAAATTTGTTTGTGAAGCAGAAGATTCCATTCTGGTATATGATTGGGTGAATGAAACAACTACCAATCTATCAATAGAATTGGAAGAAGAAGTAGATGCAATCTACGTAAGCAAATCAAGCTTCTTCCTAATTACAGACACCAATATCTATTGCTATGACTTTGAGGGAAATCTAATCAATCAGTACAGCAAGGAAGGCAACGTACTCATTAGATTGGAGAATGGAATCATCAGGGTAGAGCAGAGAATAGACAATCAAATCAAATACAGAGGCAAGGATGTTACCTTGGAACTTTCCCCAGAATTATACCTTGCAGCTACTGAGGGATATATATTCTACCGCAACAATGGAAAGCTATACATCCAGCAGGTAGATGAAACTGAATCCACTGAAATAGAGGATGCAATAGACAACTTCATTGCTACCAGAGTGAATGGAAAGGCAGGAGTATTGTTCTACAATAATAAGCCAAAGATATTCGTCCTCAATTGGTCAAAGGTAGAGCATATCAATGCAGACTTTGAGAGTTTCATTGGCTTCTATGACAATAAAGACTATGGAATGATATATACAGACGGAGTAATTTGCTACAAGCGGGGAATACTTCCAGAGACAGTATTCAACTACCCCAACAATACCTACTATACACTTATAGCGTATATTATAGCTACTTATTTGGTAGCCAAGCAAGGTGGGGATGTTTCAATATTAGCCGCCCAGAAGGAAAAGGCAGAATCAGACTTGGAAGACAATTCCAATGATGCCTGGTCGCCTGTGAGAATCAAGAACGTATATTAAGGAGAAGCGTATGTTCAAGGAAACTAAGTTAGATTATAGCATAGAAAACCCATTGTCATTCCGTACAGATGAGAATGGGGAAAATCCCACCGAAGCATATGATATGGGAACTGATACCGCAGTTCCCTCTACTGCCATCCAGTCAGCCAGATATGATGGTGAGGATATGCACATTCGCTTCAAGAATGGGAATGGTACTGAATACACATATCCAGGAGTTCCCCCAGAGACAGCCAAGAAATTCAGAATGGCAGCTTCTTATGGGAAGGCATTCCATAAGGACATTAAGCCGTATAGTGTCAATGCTTAAAACTAATAAGTAGGAGAATACCATGGGTGCAAAGAAAGGTGAATCAAGCGCAAGTAAAGCCGCAAGAGAAGAATATAATAACATAATGGCAGAACAGAAACAGCAAATGGCAGAGTATCAGAAATTGGTAGCTGAGAATACAGGTATGCAAGGCTACCAGAAATCATTGGATGCTGCTGCTCAGCAAGCTGGAAAGATGAGTGTTGGACAGGCACAAGGAGCCGCCAATCAAGCAATTCAGGCAGGTAGAGCTGCTGGACAATCCAAAGCAGCCGCGGCAATGAATGCAATGAACAGTGCTGCCAATACATATAGTGGAGCATATGGGCAGAACCTCAACAATCAGCAAACACAAGCAGCTGGACAGTTGAACAATCAGGTTCAAGGACAGGGCCAAGTAGTAAATCAATACAACAACCAATTAACTGCTCAGCAGAATGCAATCGATATGCAGCATATGGCTGATGACAAGAACAATCCTAACAGATTGGGTGGAATACTAAGCGGAGCATCAAGTGGTGCAATGGCTGGTGGCTCAATCGGTGGTGGTTGGGGTGCATTAGCAGGTGGTGTAATTGGTGGTATAGGAGGTGCTTTATGAACCCACAGTTAGTAATGAAATTAGTAGAGAAATATAAGCCAATGATAACCAACCTTGTAGGAAAGGTGAAAGATGGCAAGGCAAAGGAAGACTATGCTTCTTTTGGAAAGGAATGTGAGGAAGTAATCAATGCTTTCCTCAATATATCAGTGAAGGATTTGATATGAACAGCAATATAAACATACTGCTCAACAGACTTAGCCCATTGGCTAAGTCTTTGATTATGAGAGGCAAGATAAAGACAGCAATTATGATTAGCAACCTATCACCATTAGATAAGGTGTTGCTAATGAAATATTTTGAGGAGAGGAGATAACTATGGCAGACATTAATCCATACGCAGGTGGTTCAAGACCAGCTAATACATATACAAATAAAGAAGCAGGCTATACTACAAAGATTCAAGAGCCAACTAAGGAACAGAAAGAGAACAGAAAGAAAAATGTGAATAGTAGTGGCCCAGGTTCAAGACCAGCTAATACATATACAAATAAAGAAGCGGGCTATACTACAAAAGGCAATGCTGAAACAACAAGAAGAACTGATAAGAAAAGAACATTTGGTGAAAGAAACAAAGCAGTAGCCAATAACCTTGCAGCAGATTTATTAGGTGATAGATCTTATGATTATGGCAATTACACAGACAGTGCTCTAAAAAGCATGGCTGAAAAAAACCCAGGATCACAAGAATCAATACTTGCCCAGAGAGAATTGAACAAGCGTAATGAAGAAGCTGGAATGGCTAAGGAACAAATTATGATGAAAGGTGCTGATGGTGAAATGAAAGATATGACATTTGGCACTGGTAATACATTGGAAGACAAGGAATTGTATGGTGATATTCCAGCATCTGAAATACCTGATATGTTGAGAAAAGAAGGTCTTGACCCAAATTCTGTCACAAGAGAAGAAGCATCACAGATTGCAAAAAGCAAGCAGAATAATTCTACTCCAACTGCTCCATCTGCTACTGGTTCTGCTCCTGCTACACCATCTGCTCCTGCTGTACCATCTGGCCCAACAGGAAAAACAGCCAATTGGACAAATGAGCAAACAGAAGAAGTAAGTCCAAATGTAAATTTGGGAGAGGGACAAACAGCCGCTGGATTGGATGAACAGGTTTCAAACGAGCCCAGAAAGAACTTGGATGATATAATGGGAGACTTGGAAAAGAAGTATCAGGAAAGCATAACTGCTACCCCAGAAATGAAGTCTATTTGGGAGGCTTGGAAGAATGGTGATATAGACAAATCTACCCGCAATTACTTTATAGCAGACGCAATTGCGAAGTTTGCAGGGGATATGGGAAATATATCTAATGCTCAACACGCTAACAATATGTGGGCTAATATAGAGAGTGGCAATCAAATCAATCCAATGGAGAATGTCAAAGGTGAAAGCCAGTGGCAGGATTACCTCAAGACAGACTGGAAGGAAGCCCAGAAACAGAAATGGGAAGGCAAGAAAAAAAGAATGGAATCAATGGCTGACATATTGAAAGAAGCTGATTTGGATGATTATGTAGCAAACAGCAAAGTAGATATTATGTCAAACAGCAAGGCTCAAAAAATGGCAGAAGAGAACCCAACTAAGTTCATTCATATGATTAATACACAGAGAACTCTTGAAGGAGACCCAACAATGAGCAATATGGATAAGAATGCATTGGTAGATGCTAAGGCAGATATTGAACAAGCTCAAAGAATGGGTGTCATAGATGAAAATACTTCCAGAGCACAACAGAAGATATTAGACTTGAACATCCAGTATTATGACCAAGAACAGGCAATCAAGGCAGCAGTTGCAAATAGTCAGATGACTAATGCTGCGGCACAACTCGAATTAGCAAGAGCTGCTCATACAAGAGACTTGATGATCAAGCAATTGTATGATGATTTTGGTAGTCCTGTATTGAAAGGCTTGAAATCCAAATTTGATAATATTGGCACTAATTACTAAGAGGTAAGCATATGAAGTTAGACTATACGATAGATATGGAAGACCCAGAAAACGCCAGAGCGGTTGAAGAGGTCTTCAAAGACCAGCCAGACCCAAAAGTAATTATAGACATGCAACAAACATTAGCAAGAGCATTACAGCCTGTTCAGATGCCACAGACACAAGCAATGGGCCCTGTACAGGCCAGTCCAAACTGGGGGAATAACCAATGAAGAAAGAAGAGATAATTAGAGATATAACCACACTCAAGAACATTTCAGGTGTAAGATTCAACAAGTATCTTAGAAATGCAAGGCTATATACTTGGACACCTGGCTTGTCCTTGCGCAATATTAATAAATCACAGGTCATAGGCTACTATGACCTTAACACATATGGAGAAGACAATACTTCCTCAATACAAGAGAATGTAATTGCTTCCTGCGTAGATACTTTGGTAAGCAAGATTGCTTCTACTAAGGTAAGACCATTCTTCAATACAGTGAAGGGGTCTTTCAGGGATATACAGGTAGCAAAGCAAACCCAGCACTTCTTCGACATATTCTTTGACAAGATCAACATCAATAAGATAATCACCTCCGCATTCAAGGATGCCTGTATATTTGATACTGGAATTATATATATTGATGAGAACTACAATATCAAGAGGGCACTTCCTTGGTTAGTATATACTGACCCTGCCGAAGCAACCTATAATAATATCACAAGGGTAGTATATGAAATCAAGAACGACCCTACCAGGGAAGACAGTGGTTCTACATTCTACTATTGGAACAGTGGCAAGAAAACATATGCAGTATATGATGGAAGCAAATGCACAGTGAAGGAATATAAGCACGACAAGATTCCATTCATCTTCCTTCACTACAATGATCCGATTGTTTCCAATTCATCTACTTCCATTGCAGACTTATTGTATGGTATTCAGATGGAAATCGACCTCCTTCTACAAAAGATAGAGGATGCTTCCAAATTGAATCCAGCCCTTACTTTCTTCGTTCCAGAAGGAAGTACTTTGAAAGCCAATCAGATAGACAACAGGATTGGTAATATCATCACTTACAAAGCCTCCAATTTGGTTCAGAACCCAATTACAACTGCTACTCCGGCATTCATTGACCCCCAGTATATGCAGTTATTGGCACAGCTCAAACAGGATGCTTATGAAGCAGTGGGTATTTCACAATTGTCTGCTACTTCCCAGAAGCCAGTTGGATTGGATTCTGGTAAAGCATTGAGCACCATGGAGAACATTGAATCAGACAGATTTGAGACCCAGCTTAACGCCATAATCCGTTCCTATACAGACTTGGCAAAACTATACATTGAACTCACTCCTGATGATTGGCAGGTATTGCCAACTTCCTTGATGAGGGAAGAAATAGATTGGAAGGAAGTCAAGGAAACTATTGACAATATGAACATTCAGTTCAGTGGCGCAGATGCCTTGTCAAAAGATCCCCAGACCAAATTACAGCAATTGCAAATGTTGGCTTCTGCTGGCCTATTGCCACAGTCCAGAATAGCAATGCTAATGGAAATTCCAGACTTGGAGCAGGGATATTCATTGTCCAATAATGCACTTAATGCCGTCTTGGCAGTAATAGATGACTGTATCACTAAGGACATCTATGATGTACCTTTCTTTATTCCACAGGATATGCTCAAAACCGAGATTGCCAACACTATGCTTTCTTTGAAGGCAGCTGACAGCCAAGGAAACAAGGACGATATAGCCAAATTGCAGAGATTGTATGAGGCAGTGGTTCAAGGACAGCAGTATGTAAATGGAATAGAGCAAGCCAAGGCACAGGAAGAACAGATGGAAGGTGCAAACGAACAATTACAGCAGGCTAATATACAGCAGGCTCAACAGATTAACACTACAATGGCAAACAATATGCCTAATACAATGGCAAACAGTACGCAAGAACAAGCACAGCAAATGGCAAGTGCTTTTCAAAACTAATATATAGGAGAATACATTATGTTAGAAGCAGAAGATTTAGAGAAATTGAACGTAATTTTTGAGAAGTATAGTAAATTGATGCAGGAAACTCTTGACAGAGTGGATGCCATGGAAGATGTACTATACAACAAAATCATCAAGCCAGCAGAAACATTGGAAAATGACTACAACACTGGATTGAGAAGGGATGATTTCAAGGCAAAGTATGCTGACAAGCTATCACCTTTCAATGATAAGCTCAAGGCTATTGAAGGGGATGATTTTGACTTGGTAGAGAAAGCATTTGGTGACTTCGATGCTATTGAAGGTGAGAAGAATGGTGATGAGTATGTAGAGAAGCTTATTGCCAAAGTTCAATCACAGTTGGACAAAATCAGCAAAGCCTTCAATCCAGATGCAGTTGTAATTGAAGCAACTACTACTGAAATTCCAGCAGAGGAAAACAAGGAAGTAGAAGCCAAGGCAGAAGAAGCTGAAAAGGCAGTAGAAGAAGCTGTTAATGAAGCAGAAAAGGAAGTAGCAAAAGAAGAACCAAAAGAGGAAGCTAAGGAAGAAGAGAAGAAAGAAGCTGAAAAAGCAGTAGAAGAAGCTGTTAAAGAAGCTGAAAAGGAAGTTGCTACTGAGGAACCAGAAATCAGCGAAGAAGAAGCAAAAGAAGAAGAAGAGAAGGAAGAAGAAATAGACAACCCAGAAGAGGTTGAAGAGGACTTAGAGGAACTTGAAAAAGAGTATGAAGCAATGAAGAAGAGAGGAGAAATAAGATAATATGCTTGGAACTAACCTACACATTAGCAAGGCTAAATACAAAGCACCCGACCAAATAGACTATGTAGAAATAATGGATGGGGATACCAGAATCAAACTCATTGATGAAAACAGTGCTTCGGGAGCTGTATTGGAAAACAATAGGGAAGTAGATATTACTGCTAATGGAGTAGTTACCATCAATCCATCTGTGGGAAAGGATGCTATGAAGAAAGTCACTGCCACAGTGAATATAGAAACTGCCGCTGATTTGGAAGACAATAAGGCAGCTACTATTGACGCTTCTACATATGTATCTCCAGTAGAAATCACCCCCACAGCTGGAAAGGATGGTATGAAGAAAGCAACTATTACAGTGAGCAATATTCCAGAAGTAGTAGAGGTAGAATCAAATAAAGCAGCTACTATAGATGCTTCTACTTATACAGACCCAGTAGAAATTACTCCAACTTCTGGAAAGGATGCAATGGAGAAAGCCACAGTTACTATCACTAATATTCCTGTATTACAGGCTAATAAGGAAGTAGCCTATACCTTAGCAACTTCTTTCCCAGTAGAAGTAACACCTGCTTCTGGAAAGGATGCAATGGAAAAGGTAACTATCAGCTTTAATCCAGACTACAAGAATAATGTAAAACTCCCAGGCTTTACAGCAGTTGATCAGTCTTCTAATACAAAGCACTTTGTTGTATTGAGAACTACTGGGGACGTAGGCCCTTGGGCAACTACTGTTGCACAGGTAAATCAGATGTCTTCTTACTGGATGGTATGTTTTGAAGATCATATTTGTTATAGAAAGGATAGCTATTCAGCAATTCCTTATTCCACAGGAGCTACTGTAACATATTCTGACAGTGCTACTTGGGATGTAGATACTGAAACAAGCGTACTCACAATTACTTTGGGAGATACTACAACTGCTGTTTATAATGATTTCGCTCCCGCTGACATAGACCTTGGTTTACTGATTGGCTCTACTTGCCACTGAGGTTAGTAATGATACATTGTATATTATTCGCTATATGTATTGGAATTATCGTCAAAACAATAAAGAAGATATTCAAGCAAAAAAACTAATAAGTAGGAAATACAGCAACAAAGAAAGTAGGAATGAAAGCCGAAATCGCTGGTGCGTATCGACAAATACACATAGCACCTATGCTTGAAATAGGAGGGAAAATTTATGGCAATTAGTACAGAAGCTTCCATACTTAACATTCTTAAAGTATGGTACAAGGATGGTGTGGAGAACTTGCTTTTCCGCAATTCACCACTTTTGAAAGAAATCACTAAGACAAGAGTAGAAGGCAAAACACAGAACTTCGCTGCTCTCTATGGTAGAGGTGGTGCAGTTTCAGCTGACTTCTTAGTAGCACAGGCAAAAGCAGCTAAGACAGCTCGCAATGCTGAATTCTCAGTAGTTCCAGGTGATTTGTTCAGCGTTTATTCTATGAACGCAAAAGAAGTACAGGCTTCTCTTTCTAAGAGAGGTGCTTACATGAAAGTTGCTGGCAACAAATTGTTTGCTGCTACTGAAGCTTTCAGAAAGACACTTGCTGCTTCTTTATATGGTAGAGGTTTTGGTGAAATCTCTTACTTGGACGCAACTTCATTGGCTTTCACAGCTAATACAGCTGCTGATATTACTCTTTCTGATGATGCAATCATCAAGATTGATGTGGATTCTGTTCTTGCTGTTAAGGAAGGTACAGAAGATACTGCTGTAAAGACAAAGCTTACAGTAAACAGCATCAATGGCAATACAGTTAATGTAACTCCTGATACTTCTTACACTCCAGGTGCTGGTGTATCACAGGTTGTTCTTTGTATTGATGGTTCTATGGACGCTAACGGAAACGCAAAGCTTCCAATGGGTCTTGACGGATGGCTTCCAGTTGTAGCTACTCGTTCTGGTGCTACTTGGAACACATACATCAGCAAGACATTCTTCGGAGTAAACAGAAGTGTTGCTTCTGACAGATTGGCTGGTTCATTCTATGTACCTGCTGCTTCTGAAAGCAAGGCTAAATCCGTACAGGAATTGATTAGAAAGGTTCGCAGACAGGGCTCACAGGCTGACTTCATTGTGATGAATGATGAAGACTGGCTTGAAGTTTCACAGGCACTTGAAACAACTAACTCTTACTTTACTCAGACTTCTGAAAAGGGTAAGAAAACATTCGTAGCTGGTGCTTCTGATATGGCATTTGGATTCTCTACTTCTTGGGTAGACAACGTTTATGACGATCCATATTGTCCAAAAGGAAAGTTCTACGTATTGGACAAATCTGGTGTAGAATACTGGACATATACAAACGTAGACAAGATTGCTGACGGTGTTGCTAACAACAACCCAGGTAAACAGGATGTTGAATCTATGGAAGGTGAAGCAAACGAAGGTAAACCATACGGTCTTATCATCGACGATTTCCTTACAGTCCAGAGTGGCACAGCAACCTCCGATGGTCCATCAGTTGAAATAACACTCAACTTCTTTGGTAGCTTAGTAGTAACTAACCCATCTATCCAGGGTGTTGGATTGTTCTACAATGCAAACGGATATACTGACGTATTAGGATACAACTAATAGATAATTGACCAAACGAAAAGGGCTGCTCAAATGAGTGGCCCTTTTTTTATTCTATTCCAAACTAATAATTAGAGGAATGATATATGAAGAAAACTATCGGATTAGATTTGCCACTCGATTTGACACGCAACAGAGTGGATATAGACCAATTCACAAGATTTGAAGAAAAGAACTCCCCAATGTACGGAGAAAGCATTTCCAATCTATATACAGAGACAAAAGAATTCGACAACAGAACTGTATTCAACACTTCGGGTGACAAGTTCCACTACTTGAACGGTATCTTATACAAAAACGATGAGCCAATTATGGAAACTGGGGGTAGCAAGTACTTTACCCGCAAGACAGTAAATAGAGACCAGTATGATACTTACGACAAGGATGACGAGGGAAACGAGCTTTATTCCAAATACGAGAACGGTGTAATTAGCTACCATGCAGACGGAGTTGATTATACCTTTACTGCAACTGACCCTTACTCTGCCATAGTAGATTGTAGAGCTAGAATTGTAAATGGTACTCCTATCATTGCTTATATACTTGCACAATCTACTGGCAACTATGAGATAGTATACTTGAAGAGAGACACTCAATGGCATGAGTCAGGAATTTCCAAGAATCTCAAACAGAGCTACCTCAGAACAAGCCAAGTATTGGCAGAGAATGCTTACTCCGGTAGTTCCTATAATCAGAATAGAGATACTGGAATAAGCATTAATACAAACACTACTGCAAATCCTAACTGTAATGGCTTCTCCAATCCTCTAATACAAATATCCAATCCTTTGGAGAATGTATTCGTAGTAAGCTTCATTACAGACCACGGTGGAAAGTTAGACCCAGCCAAATTAGGCAATTTCAATATATTGGATAATAATGGTACAATCTATAACAGTATTGAGTGGAATACCTCTTCTGGTACTGTACAGGTATTACAGGAAGAGAAGATGGAAGCTACTTTCAAAACTCAAACAAGTACTAACGAAGAAACTTTCTTGGTATATTGCTATCCAGCAAGTTCTGGTTGGCCACAGTATGACCAAAGCCATGCTACTGACATTGGCAAATGGTTCAAAACAATCCAGTCTGATGGTACTAATGAATGGTTGGCAGATGAAGTAACGTTCGACCCTGGCTATAAACCAGAATACCAGTCTAATACTACTGATACTTATGGAACTGGTACAAGTGTATCTTCCTATACAAAATACCAGGTATACTCCGCAACTACACTTTCAGAAAAGATTACTATCAATGGTTCATTCACTAAACCAGTTGGAAAGAGCAATGCCCCTGTAACTGTAAGATGGCCTTATACTCCTAAATTGAAGACATACAATGCAGGTGGAGACACTTACAATGGTCCTAATTTCTCGTTAGATTTTATAAGACAGTTAGCTTATGATCAGAAAGGAATAGTAATACCAGCTACATACAATGCCTCTGGTTGGAGATTACCAAGCAATGCAGAAGGTTCAGGTGCTGGTTTATGCAACGAGTACACAGGTGGTCTATTGACTTCTACATTTGAAGTAGTAGAGTATGATAATCCAAGCCAAGCTTATTCTTACAACACAGCTAACTTACTTAGAAGCTATACATTTGCTGGAAACTCTCAATGCGATGAATACGCTTCAATTTTATTAACACGTGCTTCAGCTTCTGATGTTGCTATTAATGGTGTAGTATACTATATCGATTTATTCTTATACAATGAAACTGCACGTAGACAAGAAGAAAGGACTATTGAGATACCTGGAGAGCAACCTTATACTTACTGGCAAACAATCTGGACACACAGACACGTCAGGTTAAATGTTACTTCCAGAATGGCTGGTAGAGTAACTTATCCAACTAACCTTCCGCTTATATTTGGTACTTGGAGAGGTACTTCTGGAGACATATTGAAGTTGTATACTCCTAACAGCCAGGACATCTCAGCTTATCCAAACGAGTATACTGCTACTCCAAGAATGTTTACGGTTTTGGAAGACCCTTACATCACTTGGACTGATGGTACTGTACAGTACTTTGAGACTGTATTGAAGGGAGACAGCTACTTTTCTTGGACTTATTCGTATGATAGAAACTCATTTGAGTATGAATATGATGACTTGTTTGAGCATTTCACTAATAAAGCCACTATCACTTATGTAGCCGCAGATACTACTGCTGACCCTCGTACTCAAACTGATCAGACAAACAACTTTGGTTATGAAGCACAGGAAATAAACTACATCAAGAACTGGGAGTACACTATTACCCAGAATGTAACTCAAATCCTTACTCCTAACATTTTCTTGGATGATGGAACTGCGGTATGTACTGGCTATCCTGTAAGATACTGTGTTCTTCCAGTAAGAAACTTCTTGCTTCTACAAGCTCGTGTAACAGGAATTAATGGCAATCGCTTTAATTTCGTATCAATCGGCTACTACAATACGCAAGGCCCAAGTGTAGAGGGTTGTATAATGGACTGCTCTATTGACCTTAACATGAGTTATTACAGGATAATGCTCCATCTTACCAACAAGTCTATCAGTATAGATGATACTACAAGCTTGATGATAATGTACGATAGTGCTACCAGAGACACTTACGCTTACCCAGGTGGATTGGCAACTGATACTACTGGTAGTCAGTGGCTTACTGCTCACTACTACAACAACCAAGGTAGTATAGCAAATCAATATGGTAAATGGAGAGCAACCATCAACTCTTGCGGTTTGGTATCTGGATTAAGTTATGGAGATAACGAATACATTGGTACTTTATTGACTGAATGGAACAGCATTGCAGAAGACAAGTATCTGTACTTCACTGACAAAACCATTGCTTACAAATCTACGGACGGCAACTGGTACGAGATAGGGATAAACGATGGAGATGGAAACATCAACATCATCTTTGACAGATACATCATTGTAAATACAGACGGATTCTGGAACTGCTACGATATAGAAAGAGGAAGACAGTTGCACTATGCTACTGACTTCAACAACAGAGTGTACGCTGGTGTTTCCCAGAGAGACTACAATACAGGTACCAGTACAGGCGAATTTATAAACATTGGTAGAAAAGCTTCGGTTGGTAGAGACTATGCTACCTTCTTTGTAGCTGGTATCAATGCATTGTACGAAGTATCGCAAGTTGCAATTACTTCTATTCAGATAAGCCCACAGGCATACTTGAACATTGCTAACGGATATGAAAGCTTCTGTTGGTGCAAGTCTGACAATAGATACACTCCTCAATACATCGAGGTATTCGTGGGAGCTGACGTAAATGCTACTTCTGCTACTTACAAATACTCTATCAATGTATATGACAAGACTTCTGTAAGTATAGTAGATAGTTCTTTGGTAGGATTAACCTCCCCAGTAGCAATTGCAGCTACTACCCAATATTCGCCAAACATATTCACTGAATTCGTACATACCTACAACAACAAGGATTTGGTAAAGAACGGTAGCTACGGTTATCCGATTATCTATAACGAAACTACTCCGATTTTGAGTTATAGTTCAGGAAAGCAGGTAAGCAATGTAGACAGTATATTCGTAATTCAATCACAGTTCTATGCTTTGATTGGAGGAAAGATAGTATCGGTAACCTATGACAATTACACAATCATCGGATTGGATGCAATTATCGACATCAATGGAATGGTATTCTTGGGATACTTACCAACTGCTGCTTACTTCTGGTCTCCTGCTGACAGATGTATATATACATTCACTGGGGATGCCAACTTGGATATTGCAATGGAAGCTAACAAGATTAACGAAGTCTATAAATGCTACTACTCTACAATGAAAGAAGCAATCTTCATTACTACTGACCAAGGTATATATGTAATTACTGGAAAGCAACAGTGGCATTTGGACATCGTGGATGTAGATAACATCTACTTCTTGAAGGATGGATACTTTATAGTAGAAAGCAAGAAGGACAACAAGTATGTCTGTACATATGTTTCTTACGAGAAAGACAAGCTGGAAAACCCAGAGAAGAGAAAGGTAGTAATTGAGACCAAGTACAATGGATTTGGGGATGGACAAGTAGCAACTACTGACAGGGTACAGGTAGTATTGATTTGCGATGAACCAGAAGCTGGCGAATTGCTCATCAATTCTTCTACATTTACCGATGTAGGATTTGAAGCTGAAGTAAAGAAGTATCCAATCACTAAGGATATGTGGGACAAGGTTAATAGAGCAATAGTGTTCAACTACTGTCCAAAATATCCTACTGGCCAAGGCTTCAAATTTAGACTAACCTCTGACTTCCCAGTTGCCAGAATGACACAATCAATCGAAGAAAAGAAGCAGGGTACTTCTACTAAGCATAATCAATAACTATAACTAATAAGTATGGGGAACAATCCCCATACTTAGGAGAAAACTATGGCACAAGGAATGGTATT